GCTTCATTAGTGTAGTCTCATGCTTGTCAGTAGCAATCTTAGCTGTCACGTTGGGCAGGGTCATGTCCATCATAGCCCAGCCATCCTTGTGTGCGCTACGCCAGCTAATGTGTGCGTCTTCCATGTCATGTTCTGACAGTGTTTCAGTTGTCGTGTCCATAACTTTGCGGAAGAAGTCACCATGATTGGCGCAGGTAAAACCATTGCCTACGACACCAATGTACTCACCTGTATCGCCATTGATAACATACTTCTTATCTTCAACTTTAGTAGGTTCAAACTCTACCTCAAAGTCGAGATGTTCTGGAATATATTCTAGCATTATCATTCTCCTTTCGATTGTGTAAGAGGCAGTTATATCATATAAGATATATGATGTCAACTACTCCCACCTATAAAAGATGTGGTCATTAATCCTGACCGTCATAGTCTTAGTCTTAGCCCACTCAGGTGTTACATAGTGGGCATGGTAATGTGTCGCACCTTCAACAAAGTCATCCAAGTTACCATGATACACACCATGTGCAATCATCAGAGCCTTGGCATAAGCCTTTGTATTCCTTGGCTTATCAGACTTGCCATCACAGTACCAGCTAAACTGGCACCGATTACGAACAGGGAAGTCGGGCTTCCATGAGTAGGTAGGTGACTGCTTGACCACCTCACATACTGTGTTGGGATACCTGTCATCATGCACCCTGTTCATCACCACTTGAGCAACCGCAACCTGCCCCACAAAGGGCTGGTCACGTGCCTCATGGTATGTGTTAAGTGCTAGGCATACAAGTGCCGCCTCAATCATCGTCATCGTCTTTTACATCTTCGGCGTACTCATAGTCTGCCCAATACTTAGTCTTGGCGAATGCACCAATCCCACGCAATGTATATTCAGCATACTGCAATTCACACACTTGGTTGTATGTGATAGGCAGTTTTTCATCGGTAGTTATGCCAATATCTTTTATTAGATTGATTACTTTCAGTAGTTTCTTGCGGTCATGTTCAAGCATATTGGTTCTCCTCTTGCATCATTTCAGTTATACCAAACTCGTCATCAAGTTCTGGGCGTACCTCACCGATACTCTCAATGTCAGCAGTTGACCAATCAAAACCATCAACATACTCACCAACGTACCCCCACCCTTCATCAAGGTATCTTGCATTTATCTCATAGCCCATGTCTGTCAGCTTGTCAAAGACAGGGATAGGTGGTGACCATGCAGTGTAGAAGGTCATGGACAATGTGTTAGCATCAATGCGAGTGCAGTGCGTCTCATAGATGTCCCACTTCGTACCCCAATTATCCAGCCGCCACTCATACCAATCGCCACCATCAAGCAGGGACTCGTTCATAGGGATGATGTGTTGCAGTAGTGAAGCATCGTCTGTGTTCATCACATTGTAGATGTCATCAATCTTCTGGCTGTCAGCGTGTGACAGGATTACTCTGTTATCTGTATGATTAGGCATATTGGTTCTCCTCAAATTTACAACGTACAGTATAGTAAGCCATTAGCATTGCGGCAATCTCTGGGAATGATTCCCAATCAGGTTTTCCACCTGTCTCAAACATATAATCAATCTCAGTGTCCATTGCGACTAGCATGGCGTTGACTTGTTTTGGTGGTAGGTTAAGTGTTATCATTGTTTGTCTCCTTATCTAAGATAGCCCAATACTGGTCAAATGTATATACTTGGGTATCGGTTTCAACTTCCATTGGGTATGCACCAAAATGTTCATAATGGTCAAGCACATATTCTTTGATGGCTTCAAAATCATCAGTCATCATTTTCATTCTCCTTCTTTGGATACATTTGTTCGGCAGTGTAGTATATCACTTCCCAATTAATACCAATGCAAGCATCGTGTCTGTGTTCTATTGCCTGTAGTACATCAAGGGCTTGTTCATCAGTCAGCCATTCACATTCTTGTTTCACATCTTCGGCTGACCAGATGATTGCAATTTCATTATCCTGTAGTTTCATCACTATTCTCCCACTTTATGTTGAGTTCAATTTCATTCCATGCAGATTCATAAGCGGCATCCCAACTAATGTGGTATCCTCTGGATACATCTTCGTCAGCCATTAAGATTGCCCAACGGTTAATGCAAGGCTCATGGTCTAGTGGTAAATTAAGTTGATTAGTCATCGTCTGTGTTCTCCTTTGGATACCATACGTCTACATCACATCCACATTTAGGACAGTGCAAGCAAGTCCTCATGCTGTAGAAATCTTCTTCATCTGATACGTCATGGTCAATACCCCATATCAGTTCTGTCTTACAGTGCCAGCAGTTCATTCTTCTAGCTCTACATACGCAGTGCTGTAGTCTTGGTCACCATACGCCCAGCCACCATCGTTTTCCACATCTATGTCAACACCAATCAGGTGCATGGTCTGTTCCCTTGCCATCTCACCCGCTTTTACTTCTGCTTCTAAGACATCGTATGCCTCAATCTCAAAGTTGCGGTCATACCAAATCTCAAAGTCAATCTTTACGTTGTATAGTTTTTTATCCATCTGTTTCAAACTCCTTAACAAACTCTAGTTCAATGTGTGCATTAGGGTACAAGGCTTGCGCCATGTCCATTGCATGTTCAACAGCATGATTCCATACTGACTCAGCCAATGGCTGTGGGTGTACATTGTACACACCACTGACGCCATCCATCTTGATACCGATTTCCCAATACATATTATGCTACCTTCCTGATTGCCTTACGTCCACGCTTGCCACGAGCAAGGTCACGCAGGTTGTCGATTTGAAGTGTACCAATCTCAACAGAGATAGGCTTGCGGTTCTTGCGGCGTACAGCCTTGCCAAGTGCCTTGTGCATTACATCAAGTGCCTTGAGTACAATAGCACCAGCATCACCATGAATGAAGCCACCACTGTCAGCCTTAGTCTCACGAGCAAGCGGCAGGATAGCACGATACAGGTTGTAACGGCCTAGAGACACGCCATGATACTGCTCATACAGTCTTTCTACTTTACCCAGCTTGGCCTCAATCTGAGGTGTTGCAAGTACTTGTCCTGTCATACCTGTTGAACGCTTGTGATATGTGCCAGACTTGATGGTGTTCTCAATGTTAAGTGTTGTCATAATAATATCTCCTTTGTGTTGGTTAGTTGGTTAGTCCGCTGTCGGACTTAGGGTTGTTGCTTTGGTAAGCCCATACACATGGCCTACCTTCGGATTTACCGACAACGATGGTGTCAATGTCGGTAACAGATTCACCTGTATCTCTGAACACAAAGGTGTCATTGACATAGGGATTGTATGTGACAGGTCTGCAAGTATCTTGCATGAAAGCCCTAGCATCCAAGGTTGATACTGTGCCTACAGCAAAGGCGTGAACATTCTTCTTGCCTTCACGTCTCACCTTTTCTTGCCCAGCTTTGCGAACAACAAACTTGCCAGCAGATAGGACGCAAGTAGTCTCATGTCTGATTACTCTGCCTGTCTTGCGGTCTTGTACAGACCAACATTTCTTATGAAGATTCCAATATATTCTTACTTGGTTACCCATAGCTTTGCTCCTGTGCTATCTGAGTGTTACGCCTTGCAGTACGCCTTACGTTCTGCTTGCGCTTGTTGTAACTACGCCAATGGTCACGCTTGCCTTCTGGCTTAGTTGTCTTTTGGTTCTTCATGTTGTCTAGCTTGATTTGCATTGTGCTTATCTTTCTTTCGATTGTATTTGGTTTTGTCAGGCACTACTTGTGAACGTCTGCGATTATTCTGTAGGAGTGCCTTTGCTACAGGATTGATTGTCTTAATACGCATTGTCAATTCTCCATTAGTCCGCTGTCGGACTAGTCTAGTATATCTAAGTAACAATATATACTTCACTAAAGTATCAGTATATATGTTACATAAGATATACATAAGGTTTTTCAGCTTGTCAAGCGATACCGTGTAACTTTCTCCAAGTCACCCAAGTGATAGCTTGCAACTCATACGCTTTCAATCGCTTGCCGTTGACACGACAACGTGATGCCGCAATGCGGTACGCATCTTGAAGATTGCGATACTCGACAACACCGATATTGGTTTTGTTGTCAGTCAGATTGACACGTTCATTGTAAGCAATGTTACGTGCATGACCATCAATGGTACAGGTATCATCACCCATGATGTTTTCGTAGAAACATACAATCTTCTTGCCATTGAGAATGGTTTTGACTTCATCAACAATAACGGTGTCATGTTCGGAATACCGCATTGGCATCTGCTCAAGGATAGACCATGCTTTCAGCTTCATGGCATTGTATGTACATACTGATACATCTTCGGGCTTGCCGCCATTACGCCATGCCGCAATCAAGTTGTCAGCATTGGTGACATTGATAGCCCAGCGATTGTTTGGTGACAGTGCCGCCACGACACCAACAACAATGTATTCTGGCAAGTTGTACTTGTCAGCCATGATGCGGCATTCTTCATACGCTTCGGCGTACCATGCAATGCCATGTGCTACATCTGCTGGCTTTGCCTTGCGCCGCATAGCAATGATATTCTTGACAGCAAGTGCCATATTAAATTCGGTTTTCATTACACATTCTCCATGTTTGGAACATCAATTTCAATTACTTTCCATGCCGCCCAGACTTCGCCTGTCTCAGCATGTACTACAGCACAAGTGCCATGAGGCCAACGCCAATTTATGATTGCATTGGATTCCCATTTCCAGCCCATAGCTTCGGCACATTTTTCTTCGGCAGATTCAGATGCAATTTCCTGTGCCTCAAACACATCATTACATACCACTGGCATAGGTTGCCAATCCCACGTCATAGTCCATTCCATTACAATAAACTGTTTCATTACACCCACTCCATTAAAATCTGGTAGAATCTTGGTCACTATATAGTGGGTCAGGGTAAGTATTACCCTTGTCACTATATACAATAAGGTCATTGTCAAAGTCAATATCGCCATATGACCTATAGTCATGGTAAGAGTGGATAAAGTCAGGTTTACCAAACACTCTCACCGCCGCGCTGTACTGCGCATCTGTACGGAATCCAACAAAATGCACAGCGGCATAGTAAGTATCAAAACATCTAGCAGTCATTACACCCACTCCATTTCATAAGCATCTTCAAGCCAACGCATAGCTGTAGCTATATCAGGACAGCCACTGTCCATGCAAGAATTAATTGCATCATCTTCTAGCTTGCGCTGATGACGTAGTTCCTCATCAAGCATACGTTGAAGCGTAGCAACCTCAGACTGTAGGTCTGTGATAGAACACAGGTCATAGTTCATGCCACGTGGCCTTACACCATGTACATCCTTGAACAAATCCCACAAGGTCTGTAGTAATTCATCTTTGTAAGTCATCTAAAACTCCAAGTTGTTAGTCCGCTGTCGGACTAGTTAAGTGTTATATAAGTAATACATACTTCACTAAAGTATCAGTATGTATTACGTTATACACTATACCAAATTCTTGTCAATCATCCTTTGCTTCAAGTCAAACAATGCTTGCATTTGTGCTTGCCGCTTTGCATCTGCCGCAATCTTGGCATCATACTCAGCTTGCCAAGCATCAGCTTGACCTGTCACATAAACATGGAAATCAGGCCGTGTCTCAGGCTCATAGCTACGGCTATAGGCTTGAGTATCCATGCTACGCCAGCTTGAGCCTAACGGCTTGTGCTTACCCATATCTACGATTGCACCACGTTTAGCCATTGTTTCTATACCTCTCAATAATTTCATCTTCGATGCGGAACTGTCTAATCCGCAAAGCACTCTCATAAAAACACAAACCCATTGCCCAAGTCATAAAGCTAATGCAAAGCATTATTCCTGCAGACATGGCATCATGTAGCACAAGGATAATGGGTGATGATGCAAACGCCATGAACGCTATACACCACCAGAACAGGCAACAAATGCTATGGAAATATTCTCTAATCATAATTTAATACTCCGTATTAAGCTAAGTCCGCTGTCGGACTAAGAAAAGGTAGACTGTAGGGATTACCCTACAGCCTCAAAAGGTACAACTTCGTTGTCTTGTTTAATCATACCAATAGCATTTGCTATTGCAATCTCAAAATCAGCTATGCTGATATTATTCATTTCTACTTGCAGTAGAACTTCAAGTGCCAAATCTTCAGCAGTCTTTTCAGACTGTACAGAGGACTTGTCCTCAATCTGCTTAACCTCATCTTGAGGTTCAACAGGTGTTTCAACCTCTGGTTCAACAATCTCTTCAACCTTTGGGTTGACAATCTTATCGACTGCTTTCAGCAAATCTTTCATGCTACAAATCGAAGATTTCTTACCAAGCAAATCGTTTTCAACGATTACAGAGAAGTTCTCAAAGAACTTCATGGCTTCACTACGGCGTTGCTTTGCAACGGTATGAAGATTGGCATCTTTCAGCAAAGCTGAGTCAGTACGATTACCACCGGACTCTGTCCGTAGCTTTACAAGTATTTCTCCAAGGGAGAACCAAAAGCCACCAAACTCACAGAGTTTCTTGAAGCGACTGACATCACCTTTGGTGATTGACTTATCCCATTGGGATAATACTAAGCCTTTGTCTTGGAGAGTGTTATTAGCTTCAGCTAATTGAACAGAGAACGATTTTGAAGTTGATTTAGCCATGATATTTTCCTTTTATCTATCTTTAGGTTTTATAGGGATATATCCCCTTTCACTAAAGTTCAAGGGGTATATTCCTTAAAACCGTAAGAAGATAGTTAAAGTTTGGAGTTTGCCTCGCGCCATCGTCTGCGCTTGCCGTTTCGCTTGTGATTGCAGGAAACTACGTTTCCGAAATTGGTGCGCGAAACTCGTGACGGGTAGCGAGGTTTGGCGGTGTAGTGTGACATATATGCAACAGTAAACTGTTGACAGCAAGTCCGACAGCGGACTAAGGACAGCATAGCTGAGTAGTAGAAGCATGAGCATTACAACTTGTTGTAAATCTGTGAAGTCAGCCATTTACAATCATACTTCGTATGGCAACTGATACCATAACAGTTGTTTACAACTGGCTGAGAACATCATATCTACTACATCTTGATGTAGACGGATGCTTGGTCACTACATCTGGCTCTAACCATGCGCTACGCAACGCATTATGCGGCGCATCACCCGCGCAGTTAGGTGGCCGGGCAGGAGCCATGCGGGGGTATAGCGTATATATACTTGTATATCTACACAGATTAGGTAAATTCAGTGTTAACCACAGAGGCAACTGTCATTACATATATGCACAAGTATTGTGCAACTGCCTAAAAAATAGGCAACTATAGATGCATGAAAATAAAAGACTTGACAACCCCCCTGAAATCTGGTATAATTAGCACTATAACTAAGACTCACTTAAGTGACTTACTTAAATGTTATTTACTTCTAATTAAAATACACTATAACTAAGTCACTTAAATGTAGCATTGTTAGCTATCCCTAAATTTTCTTTGCTAATACAGTTTAACTGTAACACTTAAGTGTAATGCTATGATTGTCTTATCTGTACAAAGAAAGTTCTTGACAATGGCGAAGAAATCTGTAAAACTATACACAGACAATGTACTTGAAGCATTCTACCATGCTATCCGTACTAATACATTAGACAAACTCCACATACCCCATAGTGATGTTTTCTACGTGCGACAGGCAGTGGAAGCACACTATGGTCGTTCCTTTACTCTGAAACACGTAGAAGATGCTATGAGAGCAGAAGGGTGGACAGAGAGGAATGAGTGATGTTTTATGCAGCTATATTAGCCTGTACAATAATAAACCCTGATGCTTGTGTTGAGGCAGAGGATACTCGTGGTCCATATAAGACCAGAGCAGAGTGTGTCCTACGTGTTGAAGAGATGATAGCAGATACAATACCTCTGTTACCTCGTATACCTCACAGCTTCAAGTTTAAATGCGCACCTAAAGGAACACCTACGTAATGGCTATACCTGAAAGAGTAAAGAATAAAATGAAAGAAGAAGGGTTGTCTGGCGTTAACAAGCCTAAGAAGACACCTAACCATCCTAAGAAGTCACATTGTGTGATGGCAAAGGAAGGTGACACATACAAGTTTATTCGCTTTGGACAGCAAGGCGTATCTGGTGCTGGGAAGAATCCTAAGTCTGCTAAAGACAAAGCACGTAAGAAGTCCTACTATGCACGTCACAATGCACAGGGCAAGCCGACCAGCAAGCTGTCAGCGAAGTACTGGTCACATAAAGTGAAATGGTAATAGGAGAATCAACAGATGTCATTCGCTAAATTTATAGGAGAAATTGCAGAGAACGGTATTACTACCGCACGTGCAATGTATGGTAGATTAGATAAAGGTGCTACGGATGCACAAAAGAAACGTATTGATGCTGCTAAAGCAAAATTTAAAGAGCGTCCTAAATCTCGTAGTAAAACACAATCAGAAGGTATGGCTCAAGACCCAATTGCAGGTGATAAAGTAAAAGGTGCGGTAGACGTACAAAAAGGCAAGGCTGGTAAGGTAACACAGTCACCGGAGCCGGGTTTCTTACAGCAGCAGCGTAGTGAAGGCTCACGAGCAAGGGCAGAAAGAAAAGTAGAAGCATCTCAAAAGAAACGTACAGGCAAAACTAAAGCTGAACGCGAAAGCGCAGCCAGACGTGAAGAGGAAATGGAAGCAAAAGATGTTCGTGATACTATGAGTGCTAGGGCTAAAGCATCTGCTACTGCGCGAGGAAAGAAAAGAAAAGAGCCTGATGATTTTGCCACTGCAATTAATCGCAAGACGGGTGAAATTAATGAGGCGGCGTTTAATCGCCTAACTAAAAATCAACAAGAGTCTCTTATGCGAGACATTCGTGCAAGATTTAGCACGACACGTGCGCGTGAGATTATGGCTCGTATTGATGAAATGGAACCTACAAAAGCAGGTGAGTCAGGTGTTCGTAGACGTAGTGGTAGAGCTAGTGACCGTATTGGAGCAGCACCACGTTCAATGCAAGGACCAAATGCGAGGTCGCCAAAACCTAGTCCTAGTCGCCGTAAAAGTGGTGTAACTGGACGTGGTGGAGAATCCTTTAATAAGGGTGGTATGCCGCGTAAAGGAAGCATCGACTACCGTAAAGGTGGTATGGTAAAAGCAATACACAACAATAAAAGAGGTGGCTAAATATGTCTATGAAAGAAAAACCAACGCCAGCTTTGAAAGCTATGCTAATGAAGAACAGTGGTGCTACTGCTACAGAAGTTCGTGCTGCTATTAAAGAACTTAAAAAGCGTGGAGAGGATACTCCTGCGCCTTCTATGGTTACAGGTGGCCGTAAACTTAATAAAGGTGGTTCAGTTAAAAAGGATGTTCCTGTACTAGCTATTAGTATTGGAATGGGTAAAATGAAAAAACCCAAAAAGAAAACACAAATGGCCTATGGTGGTATGTCAGGTGGCAAGAAGCATATGTATGCAGCAGGTGGTATGGTTAAAGATAACCCCGGCCTAATAGCATTGAAGGCTGAAAGCCCAGAAGCGTACAAGAAAATCACTGGTAAGTAATGCACCCTGTTGAACAGGACATACGTAAGTGGTCACATAACTTTCTTGAGATACCGAATGTAAAGTTAAATGGCCTACCACCCTGTCCATACGCTAAACAGGCATGGGCAGATAACAAAGTCACATTCAGTATCAACACAGGTATTGATGGGCTGTTAGAAGCTGTACGTGTATTTGATACACATGACTATGACATTGTGGTGTGGGCTAGTGAAGTACTGCCAGACATAAAGTACCTAGATGGCTTTTGTGATGGCATGAATGAATTGATGTCAGTCGCTGGCATTGACTTGCACCTTATGGTGTTCCATCCAGACTATAACGCTGAACAAGCTGGTCTGGACTTTCTAATCGAAGATGACATCGTAGATGAATCTTTGACATACTGCATGGTATTCGTGCAGAAGCTATCGCTGCTTGACGATGCAGCACTGAGTCTGGAAAAGAGTGGATACTACAAACACTTTCCAGAAGATACATTTGAAAGCCTTGTGCTAGAAAGACGGAGATTACGTAATGAAGGGTAAAACTAAAATGGCATCAAAGAAGATGATGCGTGGTGGTGCAGCTACTAAGACAGCACCGAAGCGTATGCGTGGCGGTGGTATGATGAAAGCAGCATCAAAGAAGAAGATGATGCGCGGTGGCATGGCTAAGAAGAAGAAGTAATGCCAGTATTACAATCAGGTTCAAAGTTTCGTACTGAAGTTGTGCCGTTGTCTACAACGAACAAGACAACTGTGTACACTGTACCCGCAAACTTTTCTTCTCACTTAGGAAACTTTTTTGTGAGTAACAATCATACAGGTAACGTGACTTTGAGCCTACACCTTTTTCATGCAGACGATAACACAGAGTATGACCTACTGACTGCCCATAATGTTGCAGGTGGTTCGTATGAGTCTATATTTACTAGAAACAATCAGCTATTTTTACATGCGGGTGATATTATAAAATGCACAGCAGGTACAGCAAGCAAGCTAGTTGTTACTACGTCATGCGAAGAATTTTTTGACCCAGCGAGATAGGAGACAGGAGATGGTACGTGTCACTAAAAAGCCAGCCGCTAAAAAGAAAGCCCCATCGGTTGCAGCGAAAAAGAAACCGACTAGAAAGGTTAGCCTTGCGAAAGGCGGTGCGCCACAGAGCAAATCGAGAGTTAACGAAGCTGGCAATTATACTAAGCCCGGAATGAGGAAGCAACAATTCAATCGCATTAAAGCTGGCGGTAAAGGCGGCGCACCCGGTCAGTGGTCAGCGCGTAAAGCCCAGATGCTTGCGTCTGCTTACAAGAAAGCTGGTGGTGGGTATAAGTCGTGACCGCACACGTATTCCTGCTTCTCGTTTATCTGGGAACCGGGGATGCACGTAGACTAGAAAGTGGTGATATGTACTTTCGTGATATAAACGAATGTAATTACTTTGCCTCGCGTGTTACTAAACGCTACGGTAACTACCAATACAAATATCTAATAGACCCAAAAGATAGAGTAACTGCGTACTGTGTACCCAGATATGTAAACCCAGAGGATGTAAAACTTTATTAATGCCGCCACGTAATCATAAACAATGGACTAAGACCCCCAGCATAGAACACATCAGTTCGCTTATCTATTCTGACTATGACCTATATGAGCAAGAGATTGAAAAGATATTTGCTAAAGTATGGGTGCCAGTGTGCCACGAGAGTGAACTACCAGAAGTAGGACGTTATCGTACATCACAGATTGCACACAAGAATGTATTGATTGCACATGAGGCTGATGGCATCCAAGCCTATCTGTATCACAACCCCGGCATTATGCGAGTGGCAGGTAATCTGTCTGAACTAGATTATGCTGCATGGGATAAGCTACACACAGAGGTAGCCTACGGTGGGATGGTGTGGACTACACTAGACCGTAATCCTACACAGGGACTTGAGCAGTGGCTAGATGGTGCGTTTGACTGCATTGATGATGCTATCAATACTGAACCACTAGAAGTGTTTCACTACCACAAGGCTATTATTGACACGAACTACAAACTGTGGCATGACACTAACAGTGAGTTCTACCATGACTTCATGCACTACCACAATAGAGTCACAGGATTTAACGATGCATACTTTGCCCGTAAGAACATACCATTCAACAACGGACACGTAAACGTATCTAGCTTCACAGTGAACTACGAAGAGTATGAAGGCTTTGAAGACAGAGGTGAGTTATCTTTCCCTAACCTGCCACCAAACCAGTGGTATATGGTTGACCTGTTCCCCGGCTTTAACTTCAACTTACGTGGCAGTGCGTACCGTAGCGATAGCGTAACCCCACTTGGACCTAACAAGGTACTGATTGAGTTCCGTGGCTACGGCTTGAAGAGTGACAGCCCAGAAGATAGAGCCACACGTATTGAACACCACAACTCTATCTGGGGGCCGTTTGGTCGTAACCTACACGAAGACTTGATTGGCGTAGCTGGTCAAGGGACTACAATGCGTACAGGCACAGAGCCACGTAACATCCTGCATGGGCGACACGAAGGCGGCACAATCCACGATGAGGTGGGTATGCGTCACTACTACGCTGAGTGGTCTAAGTGGATGGGCGTATCAGCACAGAATCCTGTAGAAGAACTAGCGGAAGAAGCTGCATAGATGGACCCTATTAGCGCAATGGCTACAGCATCGGCTGCTTTCGGTGCTATCAAAAAGGGGATGCAAGTAGGTCGTGACATTGAGTCTATGGCTGGTGACTTGTCTCGCTGGATGGGTGCGCTAAGTGATATTGACCAAGCGCAGAAGGAAGCCAAGAACCCACCTATCTTCAAGAAGCTATTTAGTGGCGCAAGCATTGAAGAAGAAGCTATTACTGCTTTTGCTAACAAAGAAAAGGCAGCAGCACAGCGATACGAACTGCAACAGTGGATTAGCCTGACTATGGGTAGGTCTAAATGGGATGACCTAGTTCGTATGGAAGGTCAGATACGTAAGCAGCGACAGCAGACTCTATATAGACAGCGTGAACGTAGACAAAAGTTTGTAGAGATTGTGGCATGGATTGTTATGCTTGGACTAGCTGCAGCAATTCTTTACTCTTTTATTATGTTCCTTATGTCTAAGCAAGCTAGGGCAGACGAGATAAAGTGGACTACATGTAGACTGGTTGCCTATGAAAGAACTAAGGTAAAAGAAAATCCATACACAGAATATATCTGTACGTATAAAGGCGCAAACAATACAATCGAAACTATAACGATTAGCGAGTTTTGTCCACGGCAGTATCAGTGCATTTATAATCCACGTGAAAAAGACGAACCCACACTGAAGGAAACACTGAAGTCAATTAGGGAAAAACTACAATGAAAAAACCACAGCAGAGTTTAAAAAACTGGACAGCACAGAAGTGGCGTACTAAATCAGGCAAGCCTTCTGCAAAGACAGGAGAAAGATATTTACCTGAAAAAGCAATAAAGTCCTTGACAAGTGCGGAGTACTCTGCTACAACTAGGGCTAAGAGAAAAGGTAAGGCTGCAGGTAAACAGCACGTAGCACAGCCTAAAGGTATTGCAAAGAAGACAGCAAGGTTTCGGAGAGGCTAATGTTGAATTTATTGATTGGACCAATTGCTAATTTAGCGGGGACATGGTTAGATGGAAAAGTTGAAAAAACTAAAGCAGAAGCTGCAACAAAAGTGGCAAGGGCTAAAGCAGAAGCTACAGTCATGGAAAGAAAAGCTACTGGCGAGATTGACTGGGATTTGGAAATGGCTAAAGGTAGTCAGTCATCGTGGAAAGACGAGTGGCTTACAATTCTGTTCAGTCTACCTCTTGTTCTTGCGTTCATACCGGGTATGGAAGAAATAGTTGCAAACGGATTTGCGCAACTCAACTCAATGCCTGAATGGTATCAATATTCCTTGGGAGTTATCGTTGCCGCTTCTTTTGGAGTACGTAGCGCAACTAAATTCTTTGGAAAGAAATAGTGTACCATATGTGGGACATGCACAACAGGACTACGGAAGAACAAGCGAGGATTAATCGTGGCAGAACTAACAATGGAAAGATTTCTAAAGTGGAAGATACTACCCCGCTTTATGATGCTGATGATGTCAATATCAGCGTGGAGAGTAGTGGAATGGTTCATGCTTCTTCCAGACCCGACAACACAACAGTCAGCACTGGTGAGTGTAGTCACGGGGGCAATGACAGGTGCATTTGCGGTGTGGCTAGGACATGAGAAATGAAATATCGTAGAGAAGACTTTATACAGAAACTAATTGCACATGAAGGTTTACGCCTTCAGGTATATCAGGATACACTTGGAATTGATACTATTGGTATCGGACGTAACCTAGAAGACCGTGGCATCACTAAAGAAGAACTGGAATGGATGGACATACCTAATATGGCTATTGTTCATACTGAAGGTATCACG